CGTAACCTTTCATCATCTGGGCAACCTGTTCATCTACTATAAAATAATCTTTTACCGTTACAGTATATTCTCTACCATCTGCCAATATAGCTTTTGTACTTGTAGATTTCATTTTAATCACCCCCAGGTTTATCAACGGACATTGGATAACCACCACTACCTCTTATAGTATCATCAGGACTGACATATTTTGGAGTTCGGCCCCACTCATTTGTGTCGGCATCTGAACGACCTGCAGACAACTGACCATAAAGTTCATTAAAATATTCTTGTTCATATTGGTCTTTATCACTTGTAAGTCCATCAATATTTTGATTTCTAACATAAGTTGTTGGTGTATTAACATCAGATAATACACTTTGGTTAGCTTCAACATAACTACCACCTGTTCCAAAATTATCCGAACCACAATCACAGGTTGAACAATCAGGATAAGTTATCATTGGTAATTTAATTGCGGGGAATTGGTAGTCCAAAATACTAGAAGCAAAACTTCTAATATCTCTTGATATTCCTCGAACCCTTCTTGCAAAACTTGGTGAAAATAAATAAGATATAAAACCAACGATATCTACTATAAATGATATTATATAAACTAATATGAATACCAAATATTTAATTACATATTCCCATAATATTTTAAGAACATCGTAAACAATTATTAATATTGGGAGTGATATTGAATTTATCAAAAATAATATTGATATTATAAAATATAATAAATCAAAATTTCTCACCCCATCATTTATCGGAAACTTATTAACATCCGAATCACAACTACGTTCCAAGATTTCTTTAATAGATAAAAATCTACCTCTTGCCGTACCATTACGATATTCATCAATTAACTGAGCCGTGGTATAAACTTTATTGTAATTAAACTCATAGAATGTATCATTACAATTTAACGCGTCATCAATATTCGGATAATCGTCCCAATCTAAACTAAATGAGTATGACTTTTGAAATTGAATGTATGTATAGTTATAATTAATAAAATTTAAAACCACAGGAATAGGTTCCGTAACAACACTATTTCCTGAAACTTTTTTTCTTGTTTTCTTTTTTACAATTATTTTAACATCAGCAGGTTGTGTTCTATCTTGAGCCTCAATCCACTTACTATTATCTAAAACACCGTTAATATAAATTTGTATATTATCGTAATCTTCTTTTGATTTTACCTCAATTCTACCAACGGTATTGGCAGGTAATGGAACTATAATTTCTTGAATTTCTTCAGAATTATTAAAATTCAATTCTCGTGATGATGTTTGAGCGTTTTGAGTCGTATTCGGGTCTCCATTTTCCCACCCATATTCTTTGATGTTTGGAATTAAATAATTGGCTCTAAGTAAATTACCTTTAGGTCTAAAAGAGCTTAAATTTAAAAATTGAGTACCAATAACACTATTTGGGTTAAATGTTACAGTGGCCAAATCTTTTTCCGAATCATTGAACTTAACTTTGAACCTATATTTACCTTTTGTTGGTATTCCAACTTTAGGGTCGTTAGAAAATACCACTTGTCCAAATTCGTCTGTCACCACATAGTCTAAGTTCATTGGGACATCAACAACAAATGTACCATCATCGTCAATAACCTTACCACCACTTTCTAATTTAAAATCTTCTAGTATTGGTAATCCGTTACTATTTCGGTCTATGGTTTGTCTAATTGCAAGTATTCTACCTGACCCTGTCGTTAAACCACATAAGTCACCTTGTTCAGTTGCTGGTTTACAATTCTGTTTTAAGAATGTTGTATCTGATGATGTGAATATTGAACCCATGAATGTTGATGTTGGTTGTATATCAATATTCGCTTCTCGTAAATCAAAATCCATTCTATTAATACCAACGTCACACGCATCACCCACACCCCAAAATGGGCTAATAAATGCTGTTTTTCTTAAGTTTAAAATTTGTGGTAATGAATCTAAATCTTCTGACGTTTTGAATTCATTTCCATTAAACTGTTCGGATATACCAACATTCATCCTAATTAAATCAGTTGGTCTCAATGAAAAACAACCCATGTCAGACAAATCTAAATCCATTACAATCTGTTGATTTCCTAATGGAACTCCAACAATCATATAGTCACCTGACTCATTTGTTCTGACAGTATATTTATAATATTTTTCATAAATGTGTAAGACTTCTTTTCTTGTCATCACATCATTTCGACTCGGAAAAGTTCCAGTCGCACTATGTCCACTATATGAAGGTTCATAAGGTAAAAGATTATACCTATAACCATCTTCATTTTTTTCTGATGGTGCTCTATAAGGATATAGTGTTGAAATTACAGGGTCGTTTATATCGAAATCATCAATCGGTACGAATACTGAAACACGTGCGTTTGGCACCCCATAACCACCATTAGCAACAACCCTACCAACAATAACACCATAGTCGGAACAAAATCTTTGATAAACTTCTGACTGTGTCAGTTTAAGTGATAAAATCTCCAAAAAATCAAAATCTTGGTCAACTTGAACTCTAATTTCACTATCTTGTTGTTGTCCTTGATTTATTGAAGTTCTTATACGGTAGGATTTGGGCATGATATTTTATTGATAAATAGTTTATTGTCTATTTTCAAAAGTAATTTAATAAGTATTGTTGTGAATATTATTGTAATACTCTAACCCCGATATCTCTATTTGGGAATCTTATTTGATAAAATTCAGTCGGTTCGGCAAATATTGTTTCATCAATCAATCTAATTTCTTTTGTTGTAGTGTCAGCATATTGTTGTGATGTTTGAGATGTTGAATATTGACCACCTGTTCTATTATACACTTTTATTGCACTTACACTAACAACACCTTCAACTGCCTGAACAATTCTTTTGGCTTCGGATATGATAACGTCTTGATTAAATTCACGAGCTTGTGGTGACATAAACCCATCAACTTTATCAATAATGTCTGCTATTATTGAATTTTGATTTGTAACCTTTTCCAACTTAACAAATATCTCAAAAGCCAAATCAATAACTTTACCCGTTTGAACTAAAATATAATCGTTCATCATTCTGTAGTTTGACAAATATAAACTAATATTGTCTTTCAGAATTTGAGGAACATTTTGGGTCATCTTACCATTTGTATCTTGACTTAAAACAAGAATATTAATTTTATTATTAAGTTCTAAAACACCGACTTTAGCCGGTACACCGTACTGACCCGGCATCTTACTAAGTAATGAATAATAATCACCAATAGTCACCGCTCTATTCTGTGATGAAAAATTAAATGTTACATAATTTCTAACCTCTTCAATTGTTGGTGGATTATTTCCACCGACAGCCGCTGTCACGTTTGTACATTGAATTGAATTAATCACTCTACTAACAATTTCAGGTGACGTTCCATTTGTTATAAAATTAACGTTTCCAACAGTTGTAATAGTGTTAACCCCCACATTACTTTCTAAACCACCACCAACTCTATACTGAATGAATAAAGTAGTATTTGGTGTTGGTATTAAACCCAAACTTAAATTGTTTTGATAATCATTTAATCTTGGTATTACACCTGTTTCAGCAAATAATCTTAATTGGTCATTAGCAGAACTATTAGCACCACCAAAAGTTATCTTCATAAAGTTTTCAGGTGTGAATTCTGTGATAAATCTATTATCAGTTTGAATGTATCTACCAGGTTTAATACCAGGGTTATCACTTTGTTTTGTTGTGTCAGGAACAAATACCGTATCTTCTGCCAACGCTGAAACTTCGTACCATTTTCCAACAGGTGATAAAAATTCAGAACTTGATGGAACATTATTATAAGTTATACCATCTTTTTGAATTATTGACGTAACATTAAGAACATTCCTTTCGGGTAAAAATAATGATAAGAATGGTACAGCATCGGCTTGTGTAATAACCTTTTTAAATACTTTTGTAATACCATTAACCAATAACTCACGTTTAACAATATTATAACTTTGGACATTGTTATTACCATCAAGAACCGGAATAACTTTTTGATTTGGTTGACCCGTATTACTAAACTGTGATGCAAAATTAATATCATTAACATTTTCAAATGTTTGTCCAGCACCAACAAATTGTGAACCGGCCCTTAAAACACCCATATAGTCAGGGTTTGGACCATCACCCAAAACAGGAACATTTATTGTTATATCACAAACAGCAACCGAAGGTCTATTACCTGGTAACTTTAAACCATAAGTTCTCGCAATATTATATATTGAACTTCTTTGTTGAGCAAATTCTAAAACAGTTTCTTGTATACTTCTATCAATATGATAATGTAAATTATCTGTTACCGCAGCGTTTAAATCCAAAAATACCGAAAATATTGATGCATCATTAAAGTTATTAATTAAATCGGGATAATACTTTCTTGTATAATCTATTAGTTCTTGTCTAACTGCCGCAAAATCTCTTACGGTATAGGATATTCTTCTTTCTGCCATGTTCTTATATATTAATTATAACAAAATCTCTTGTTTGGAAAGCATTATCGGTTATTGTAAAATCAATTCTAACTTTGGCGGTATATTCTTCTGTTCCCCTTCCTGCAATTCTATAAGAACCAACACCCGAATTTTCAGTGTTAACCGTACCTAAATTACTAAACTCAGTTTCATATTCAGTATAAGGTAATACAATTACATCATTTATAACTAAATTTGGTATAAATTCATTAACAGTATCTCTAATATCATCCTTAACCGCCTCAAACGTAATACCATCAAAAGGTTCAAAAATAAATTCATATAATTTTGAACCAAAATTTGGTAAATAATATCTACTACCTTTTCTTGTTAATAAAAGATGAATTAAACTACTTCTAATTTCTTGGTCAGGACTTTGTGATAGTGATAAATAATCACCTTTCAAAGAATCCATAAATGGGAAATTTACACCATATGTTACACCGTTAGCCATTGTTTATAAATATGTTGGTGTTGTTTTTTTGATACTTTGGAAAATAAGGACAGTGACGACATCCTGAACCACAACAGTGACCTCTGTTTATATGAAATTGTTCGGTAAAAACATATTTACCATCTTCAATATAATAATCAGAAGGGGAAAGCTTTTGACTTCCCCCTTCATTATTATTTTTTAGAATATTTGTGTTATTTAATTTCACACGCTCCACCTGCACAAGCCAATTCACCTGACAAGTCTGTTTCATCCGTTAATTCAATAACCCTACTTAAATCAATGTTTTTCAAAGAAGACATCATTCTATCATAAGTTTCTTTTGTACAATCTTCAAAAGGTGCTTGGATGTAACTTCCCCCGTCATAGGGTAAAACTGATAATCCATTGTAAAACTCACGATTTTCCCACATCCATTCACCAGCCATTTCCCAATCTTCAGGTTTTAAACTGATAGTTGCCGATACGTTGTGCGTGTTAGAACCTGTTCTATGTCCTGGTACTATCCACTCTTGAGTAATCTTTTTAACACGTTCTAACAATTGGAAAGGACTTTCGGTTCTCAAAATTGCCCCTTCAGGTGCTTTTTGTGGAACTGAAATCACCGCTGTATCATGTGGACGGAAATATTCATCTTCAACCAACTCAGGGTGATTAATCGCCAAGTATGTATAGATTGATTCATTCTTACCAACACGTACTCTTCTGATGTAGTAATCATTGTGCCAAGCGTGAATACCCGATGATGTTCCCAAAGTTAAAGATGTTGTACCAGCGGGTTTAACAGTTGTTGTTCTTGCTGATTGATTAATACCAATCATTTCAGCAACACGAGCGTTTTCTTCTTTAACTAAAGAAGCCGCTTCTTTCATATTATAATCCAAAACAACACCCGAACCAATACCTGTCATTGAAACACCAATAAGTGCATCTTTTTCAGTTGTTCTTTTCCAAATGTCTCTTAAGTAATGGAAGTCGGTATAACCCGCTTGTAAGGTTCCGATAAACGCTGCTGCTTTAACACGGTTATTCAAATCTTCTTGTGAATCAATGTCTGAAACATTTACCTCACATAAGTTACAGAATTGATTTGGACGTAGTGCGATTTCACAACATGGGTTTGTTCCCCAATCCTTATCATTTGTTAGATAAATTCCTGGTTCACCAGCTCCTGACGCTTCAACTCTTTTCCATAAATCATTAAACACATCTTTTGTAATTTTGTGTCTAACCAATACCGCTGAGTTATTAGCTCTTCCTCTTTGTGGATTTTTTTCCCACCATGAGCCTGATTTACTTGAAATCATTTCTTGGTCATCAGCTGAGAACAATGAAATAAGTGCCGCTCTTCGGATACCTCCAGCTAAAACAGCATCTGCGATATGACAAACCATATCATGAACTTCAATTGGTGTTAATTTATCCCCATTTTCTTTCGCATCCAACATACCTTTAAGTTTGTGAATACAGTCTTTCAATGGTTGTGGTCCGGGTGCCTTACCACCTGATGTCACCAATCTAGCACCTTTCGGTCTAATGTCCGAAAAATCAAACTCTGGTGTTGACAAGTGTTCACCTGTATATGCTTTAAGTAAAACCTTAATAGCGTCCGCCCAACCTTCGATAGAGTCACCCACCAAAAATCTTCTGTTTCTATTTGGGTTTGGTTTTCTAACTTCAGGTAATTTATCAACGTGGTGTTTTTGAACTGAGTATCCAACACCTGTTCCACCTAATAATAAGAACATTGCTTCCGCAAATGCATCTATGTGGTCAATAGGTAAATAAGCACAGTTATAAATTCTATTTGGTGAAATTTCAATTGGTTTACCCCCAAATTGCATTGACCTCATTGAAGGTAATACTTTTTTATCGTAAACCATTTTATACACTTCCCTAATTTCGTCTTCAAGTTTAGGGTATTTTTTAATGTGCATTTCCATGTTTCGTGTTACTAACTCTTCCCAAGTTTCTCTTCTATTCAACTCAGGTACGTACTTAGCGTATTTCATATATACGGTTAAGTCAGACAAAATTTTTTGTGATGTATCCATAATTTTTTTCTTAATTTTAATTTGTTTGATTTTCTTGTTTTCTCTTTTCCAAGAGCTCTTTTACTCTATTTCTATTTCTTTCTTCTTTTTGTTCTTCAAGTCCTAAGAAGGTAACCGAACTTTCAGTATCAATCTCCATTAACTCATTATCAAATTTACAATTTTCAAAGACAATACCATCTTGACCTATTCTTGATTTGGTAATTGCTATTGTTGCAAGTTTCATTTCTTTTTGTTGTAAACTTTTAGCCACTGAAATAATAACGTGACCTACTTGAGCTTTCTTAATGGAACCCCCCATTTGGTCGGTTGTCACAACGTCAGATGAAATAGAACTTCTGTTTCCTTGTGTTGCTGTCCATCCAGCAACATCTAATTCGTGACACATAGCTTCAAAACCTCTCATTACAGAACCTTCGCTCTTCCATTCGTCACCGAGATTTTTATCGGGAACAATACAATCAATATAATCTAACACGATTAAATCAATTTTGTTTCCGTCTGCAATCATTTTTCTAACCTGATTTTTAATTTGTGACATTGTTAGTGTATCCGATGGGTATTTCTTCAAAATTAACTTATTTGAAGTATTTTCCCTAATTTCTCTAACTTTTTCCATGACATTTTCTTTGTGGAAAGAAAGTTCGTCAGGTGCTATACCTGTCCACATTGTAAAATGTTTTCTTTGGATAATCTTCGGGTTGTCCTCAAAAAATACTTGTAAGACATTATACCCCAAATTAAATGCGTGGTTAGAAATCTTTGTAAGTACTGTTGTTTTACCGACTCCTGTGGGTGCTAATATTACACCTAATTCTCCCTTCGCCAAACCACCTTTCAATAGGTTGTCAATACCAGGTATTCCGATGGGAATTGGATGACGGTAATCATCATCAAGTACTTCATCAAGATTTGAAAAAACATCGTGTTCACCTTCATCAATCTCACCAACTTGTAGAGCCTTGTTTACCATTTCCTCTAACATGTCATAACTTTCAAAATCACCTTTGTCGATGATTTTCTGAGCCTTCGTCATTACTTTTTGTAATTCTTGTTGTTTACAAAACTTTAACGATTTTTCAATTACGAACTGATGACCGTCAATTGGTGATTCTTTAATTTGATTTAAAGTGTCAACAACTATTTTTCTTGCAGAATCTGATGCGATTTCGGAACGAGTCAATTGGTCTAATGTGTCGTAAGTTGGCACACTTTCATATTTCTGATAATACTCTTTAATCATCTGTACTATAATCTTGAAATACTGATTATCAAAATATTTTGAATCAAGTACATCAATAATTGACCTTGCAAAGTCTTTGTTTAGTATCAGTTGATTTATGAGTTGAATCTGAAATGTATTCCCTAAATAACCAAAATTTTTATCGTTCCCCATAATCTGTTTTTAATTCAACTGTTTTGATAAATACTATCAAACCAATTCATATTCCATATATCTTGTAGAAAAATTTTCACCTGAAAAAATGTCAGTCAGGTCACTCAACACACCTTTTATGTCAGGGCGTATGTCTACGGTGTATCTAGCCTTCGGTGGGTAAGGTTTTGCGTCAAAACCTCTCTGACAAATTGTCTGTTCTCCCATCTTAACTGACACCTTAAACCATTCAGCTCCGTCAGTTTTTGACGTATCCATGACACTTGGGTCTTTCATAATCATTTCGGCATTTTCAATCATGTAATCACATGATTTCACCCATAATTGATGTTGGATTAAATCACAAACTTCAATTAACGCTCCGTCCAATTCAAGACTGTTTTTAGCCTTTTCGTTGAAATCTCTAACATTGAAATACCTTTGGATTACGATATTATCGTTTAGTGTTACCAAAAGTTCCAATTTCATTACATCTTGTTTTTCTTTCATAAATTTATTTTTTAATACGTTTTTTTTCTTTTCTTGTTAGTTTTAAAATTGGTTGTAAAAATTCTACCCACGCGTTATCGTATTTGGGTAAATACTTAAAGAATCCATCCTCAATCATCATCTTCATAAGATTTTTATAACCCCTACCTTCGGGGTCCAAATCTTCTGTATAATAAAGTTCAACTTGTTGTTTTGCATCTTCAGTTATCAAAGGGTTATACAAACTTACGATTTTTTCCCTGATTTCAAAATACTCATTACCATAGACACCTGTCTTTGTCCTTCCTTCCAATAAATTCTCAATAGGTTTTGATTTTGTTCCATTATTTAAAATTTCTGATGCTCTTGTTAAAATATCATCAATTGTTAACAAATTATCAACTACCTCAGGAAAAAATTTAATTAATTTCTTTTCACCTAAAGATTCAATACCTTCAATATTATCTGATTTATCACCCAATAAAATTTTAACTAATTTAACATTACCAACAGGAACTTCAATCGACCCCAGTTTGACCTTGTGTTTGTCTGTAACCCACTCTTTAGCAATAGGTGAGAATATATGTGTATTCTCATTAATAAGTTGTGTAAGGTCCTTATCTGATGAAAGTATGGTTATCTTTTCATCACTTATTTTACAATAATACGCAATTAAGTCATCACACTCGTGGTTGTCAATTTCAACTTGTCTAACGAACATCTCTTCAAGATATTCTTTAACCCTTGTTTTCTGACCATAATAAGATTCTTTTTTATCTTCGTTCATTGTCAACCTACGGTTTTCCTTATATTGTGAAAACAATTGTTTCCTTTGGGAGGAATTATTATTTCCATCCCAAAAGACAACAATCTTGTCGTAGTTGTATTCAGATAAAAATCTCTGAAGAACATTTACAAAGTGGAAAATACCACCAATGTGTTTTCCATCGTGATAGAAATCTCTAACTCCGTGGAAACCAATTTTAAATAAGTTATCTCCGTCAACTAATAAAGTTTTTATCACAGATTTTATATTTCAAAAATTGACTTGTCTTCCTTTTCCTCTTCCAACTTAAAGTCACCACCCATTCCAATTATTTCTTTCCAATAATCAGATTGTCCTGACTTATAGTCTTCAATTGACTTCTTCTCTTCATTAGCATCTTTACCCGCCAAAAATCCGTGAGGGGTTACCAAGATTTTACCGTCTTCATATCCCAAACCATTTATATGGTTTTTCATTACCGATATTTTTGTTCGAGTTGCGAATTTAACTTTTCGTTTGTCTTTTACTGCAGATATTTTAGTTGTACCAGCACCTTTTTGATTTCCAAACAAAAACACCAATGATGAGTTTAACCAAATTGCCTCACCACCTTTTGCCTTAATTTTTGGTTGTCCAAAAGGATTATCGGGTAATTCAACCCAAGGTTGGTTCACAATTGTTAATGTGTTTTCAAATTTTGAATCT